ACAATAACGATAAAGCGTTAGCAATTATTATAAGGTAAACCTACACCTTTAACGTAGGCAATTTTTAAATTAAATTATGAAAACAGCAAATATTAAAAGCGTACAACCTTCAGGTAATTTTAAAGAATTATTTATGTTTGAGGTTGAACTTGATAATGGTGACACAGGTAACATATACAAAAAGTCACAAAATCACGGTTTAGAATTAGGACAATCAGTAACCTATGTTATAAACGATAAGGGTACAATAAAGATACAAAGAGATATACCTAATCAATACACACAAAATGTAAATACTGACGATAGACAAGAACTAATAGTAAAACAATCTTGTCTTAAAGCAGCAGTAGAATATGACAAAACGTGTACACCTGAAGACGTGTTGCAAAACGCACAAATATTTTACGACTGGGTTTTTGGTAAATCAAACACTAAACTACCTTTTTAGTTATGAATTTAGACGACAGATTAATGCAACGTATTTGTAATATTACATCAGAGGTTTGTAATACAAAAGTCAAAGACTTTACTTCTAATTCACGTAAACAACCTTATATTGTAATGCGTGTGGCTGTAGCTAATATTGCATTAATGGAAGAAGAGATTGACTATAAAACAATAGCTAAACATTTAAACAGAGATCGTACTAATATATATCACTATAAAGAAATGCACCACCAGTATTACTACACGTGGCGTTTATATAGAGACACCTATAATAAAATTTTAACAGAGTATAGAGACGTTGCTGAATATGGTATGTCACTTTCAGAGTTTAAAATGAAATTAAAAATGTCAGATATTAAAAAAGTAGATAATAAAGAAATAGAATTAAATGTAGAAACTAAACGTTTTGAGCATAGTTTACAAACTGATCTTAATAACTTAATTGACACAATTAAAGAACTAAAGAAAATTTTAATTAACTATGAACATAACATTAATATTTTTGTATGAAACATTTACTAAGCAGTTCAGCATTTCTAATAGTAAACAAAAAACTTGCGTTCATATTAGGTTTAAAGGCGACTGTTTACTTAGCTGATTTAATTAGTAAAGAAGAGTATTTTAAGACCAACGGTTTGTTAGAGGATCGTTGGTTTTTTAATACTGCAAAGAACATACAAGAAGACACTACACTATCACCACACGAACAAAGAAACGCACTTAAATTACTTAAAGAACATAATATAGTAGAAACAAAAATACAAGGTATACCTGCTAAAACACATTTTAGAATAAATGACAATGAGTTACTTAAATTACTCAGTTGTCAAAAAATTAAACAACTAGATGTTAAAAATTTTAACAACTTGGAGTTAAAAAAATCAACAACTATTAATAATAATAAAGAAATAAGAATAAATAATAATATTAATATATTTAAAGACGAAGTTTTTTCTTACGATTATAATATTGATATGTTACAAGAATTTTTTGATTATTGGACAGAACCAAGTAAGACAGGTAAGTTACGCTACGAAATGCAAAAAACGTGGTGTACTAACAGACGATTAAAGACTTGGTCTAAGCGTAGCAAAGACTACAATAAAAGCACTTCTAAAATAGACATACAATTAAACGAATACGAAAAGGGTAAACAATACTTATGAAAGAAAAACTATACGATATTATCTCACGAACTGCAATAGAACTAGGACATAAGACAGACGGCAAAACACTTGCAGTATTATCAAAAACATTTGCTTATGATTTACAAAATGATAAAAGATTTAGACGCTTAACAATAGAAGACGTAGACAATGCATTTAGATTAGGTGTTAGACTAGACGAAAAAGATAGTTTTTTAAATATAAGAACTTTTTATAGGTGGTGTCTCACACATAAAAAAAGACTTCAAGAAGCATATTACGAAGTACACACATTAGGTGCAGATCCTAAAAAAGTACCATACTATAAACAAAATTTACTTAAATAAAATTATCTTTTTATGGACAAACACCAAATAAAATTATTTCAAAGTAAAAAAACAGATAATTGGGCTACGCCACAATGGTTATATGATAAACTAAATAATGAATTTGATTTTGATTTTGATCCGTGTCCGTTAAATTCAAAAGTAGACGGTTTAAATATTAAGTGGGGTAAAAGAAATTTTGTAAACCCACCCTATAGTAATGTCACAGGATTTCTAAAAAAAGCACACGAAGAATTAAAAAATGGTAATGCAGATTTGTGCGTGTTTTTAGTTTTTTCAAATACAGACACAAAATGGTTTCACAACTATTGTTATAATCAATCAGAATTACGTTTTATTAAAGGTAGATTAAAATTTGTTGATGAAAATGGACAAACAAAAAATAGTACTATGCGTCCTAGTATGATAGTAATATTTAGAAATGAAGACAATAAGTAAACTTAAAAAGGAGTTAGACAAATGGTTTTCTCTATATATAAGACTGCGTAAAGCGACTGATACAGGACTAGCACAATGCTACACCTGTGGTAAGGTAGATCACTATAAAAAGCTACAATGTGGACATTTTCAATCACGTAAATTTTTACCTACACGATTTAATGAACAAAATTGTCAAGTACAATGTGCTAAATGTAATATATTTAGTCAAGGCGAACAATGGTTATTTGGTCTTAAATTAGACAAAGATTACGGTATAGGTACTGCACAAGACTTAGAATTATTAAGTAAAAGTAGAGTAAAGATTACTAGAGTAGAATACAACGAAAATATAACTTATTACAAAACGCTTGTTAAAAACTTAAAAAAAGAAAAAGGTTTAGATTAAAAAATAAAATTAAATTACAAACGTGAAACCTATATACGTCAATAAAGAACACGAAATAATAATTGAAAAGTATTTAGACACGGTATGTAGTTTCGCTGAACAATGCGCAAGTAAACCTAAATATCTTAATTATTTAGATGTTCTTGATACTATCATAGAATACCACAACGAATATAAGATAACCACATATACAGGCAACTGGTTAGATTTTTTGTTAATTATACCTATCAATGTAACAACTATGACCAATGGTTTTTTTGCAGGTATAGAAAACAAAAGAAACATAGCACAGCTTAGAACGTATCAAATGTTATTGTCAGAAATAATTATAGACGTTATTAGTAAACTTAGAGACATCAAACCTATAAATGAATAAGATTTACAAAATAGTAGCAGATTGCAGAAAAGATTTTATAGAAATGTCATACGCATTTACGACAGATGAAAACGAAATAAACGAAGTAGTACAAGAACTTATGTTATACTTCTTGCAAATGAATAAAGACACACTAAAAAATATACACGACAAAGACGGTAAACAAGGTATTTTAAGGTATGGTGCAGTAGCACTTAGAAGAAGTTTTAATAGTCCACGCAGTCAATACTTCTATAAGTATAAAAAGTACTACACTAAACTAGACGATACTTGTAATATAACTACAAGCGTTAATTATAAGCTAGAAAACATACCAGTTATTGAGATACCTAAGAGCTACCAAAAGCTAGAACAAATAGACACAGCGTTAGATGATATGTATTGGTATGATCGTGAAATATTTAAACTATACTACTACGAAAAAAACACGTTAGATAGTTTGGCAGAAAAAACAGGTATAAGCAGAAACAGCTTGTACACAACAATAGACAAAGTAAGAAAAGAACTAATAGAATTATTTAATGATTAATATTTCTAACGAAGATAATATGGATTTAATGTCAAGATATGATGACAATCATTTTGACTTAGCAATAGTTGACCCTCCTTATGGTATAGGAGATTTTAGAAGTAGTAAATCACAAAAACATCATAAAAAAATAAAATGGAATGATATTACATCAAACAAACAATATTTTAATGAATTAAAAAGAGTTAGTAAAAATAGAATAATATTTGGTGTTAATTATTATAATAAATATATTGATGATGTTGGTCGTATTGTTCACGATAAAACAGGTGGTGGTAAAAGAAATGCACCATCTACAATAAGTGATTGTGATATAGCATCACATTCTTTTGGAGTAAATATGAAAATTTTTCATTATATAAGTATAGGAAATGTCATAGGGAATAAAATAGATTGGGAAAATAATTTAAGATGGCATCCTTGTCAAAAACCTATAGCTTTATACGAATGGCTATTAATGAATTATGCAAAAAAAGGAGATAAAATTTTAGATACTCACTTAGGAAGTGGAAGTATTGCTATTGCTTGTCATAACTTAGGCTATGACTTAACTGCGTGTGAGCTTGACAAAGAATATTTTGAAGCTGCAATGAAACGAATAAAACAACACCAAGCACAATTAAGAATAATATGACTAAAAAAAGCAAAGGTCTAGGAGACACTATAAAAAAATTTACGTCAGCTACTAAAATAGACAAGCTAGCAAAAAAGATTGCCAAAGCAGTAGGTAAAGATGACTGTGGTTGTGACGAAAGACAAGAGAAACTAAACAAGATGTTTCCTTATAAAACAGAAGAAAGAGAATATGACGAAAATTCACCTATGCACTTAAAACAAGAAATACTATGTGTATGGGAAAAGATAAAAGACGGTCAAGCACCTGACGTTGAAACGAAAAAAAGATTTGTTGAATTGTATAACACTATATATAAAACTAAATATAAACCCACAACTAATTGTGGTTCGTGTTTACATACTATGTGGAAAGGAATTAAATCACTTTACGAAAAACTATAATGGAGTTTATAAGACATTTATTTGGATTATGTGGCGAAGCACACCCAAACATATTTCATTTATTTATATATGCACCTGTAATATCTATAATAGTTTATAAAATCAAATCAATATTAAAATGAAAACATTAACACAAAAAGACAGAATAATAAGACACCTTAACGACAAAGGTAGTATCACAGCATTAGAAGCTATGAAGGAATACGGAATAATGCGACTAACCTCAAGGATATGCGAACTTAAAGACGAAGGGTATAATATAAGAAGTGAGTTTGTCAGCTCTAAGAATAGATATAACGAACCAGTATCTTTTAGTAAATATTCTTTAGTATGATACTATTTTTTTTACTAATCATAGGTATTGCTTTTATACTTATTATAGGCGTAGTTATGATAGAGATACTGATAGAGAAAAACGAAAATGACAAAATTAGCGAAAACATAGACAAGATAGAACCAAAAGATGACAAGAATACCTAATTATTATATAGGCAAAATACACGGCTACGAAGCACGTAAAATAATAGAAGACTACGAACTTAACTATAATATAGGCACAGCAGTTAGTTACCTATTAAGAGCAAATAGAAAACACGAAACATCTATAGAGTGTATAGAAAAAGCACGTGAACACCTACGTTTTGAATTAGAACGTTTAGAATTATATGACAAGAACACATCAACAAAATAAATACTACTGGAAGTGTATAGTAAAACCACTATGTGACCACACAGGGTATCATAAATACGAAATGCACGAACATTTAAAAAATATGTTTATACCTGATCGTAGTAGTAACTTAACAACAGAAGACTTTACTTTATATTGTGAAGAAGTACGTATTTGGGCGCAAAATGACTTAGGTGTTATATTGATGCCACCAAATGAATATCAATAATGAAATTAAACAGAATATGGGCTATGCCAAACAAATGGACTTTTAAGATAAAACCTATTAACAATTTAATAAATAAATATGGGGGAGATTTTAAAAATTGGATTGATCCATTTGCAGGCATGACATCTCCTGCTGAAATAACTAACGACTTAAATCCTAAGAGTTGTGCTAAATATAATATGAAAGCACTTGATTTTGCAAAAATGTTAGATGGAAATTATGATGGAGTATTATTTGATCCACCTTATTCAGGCAGACAAGTTAAAGAATGTTATAATGATTTGGGTATAGATGTTTTAAGAGATGATACTAATTCTTTTTTTTATTATAGTGTAAAAAGAGAATTAAGTAATAAAATAAAATTAGGTGGTTACGCATTATCTTTTGGTTGGAACAGTAATGGATTTGGTAAAAAGTATGGGTTTGAAATTGTAGAAGTATTAATAGTTGCACACGGTTCAGCACATAATGATACTATATGCACAGTAGAAAAAAAAATACAAAACAAATTATTTTAATTTCTATTATATTGTATAGAATTGAATAATCAATCTTTTTCAATTATGGATAAAAGAATAAATAATGGTGGTGCTAGAAAAGGCGCAGGGCGTAAACCTAAAGCTGAAGAACAAAAGTTAATAGAAAAGCTAACACCTTTTAATGACTTAGCACTAAAAGCACTGCAAGAAAGTTTAGAGAAAAAAGAACAATGGTCAGTTAAATTATACTTTGAATACTTTTACGGTAAACCACAACAAAGAGTAGACGTAACTACAAATGACGATAGTTTACACTTACCGTTAATAAACTTTGTAGATTCTGGAACTGAACAATAAATATCAAAAACTATTTGAATCAGACTGTAGGTATTATATTATTACAGGTGGACGTGGTTCAGGTAAGTCTTTTGCAGTAACAGTATTTCTTACCCTACTAACTATGTCACAAAACATAAGAGTATTG